AGGGCGTCACGCACGTCCTTGGACTTCAGGCCCGTGTCCTTGGCGATTTCGCGCACCATCACCGTACGGGCGCTCTTGATGGACCGATTCATCGCGCGCAGGAGGGCCCGCTGCGCCCGCTGCGGGAACTCCCGCAGATACTCGTCGGCCGCAAGCAACTGGTCCCGCTGTACCTCGATGGTCGGCATGGCTCCCTACGTCATCGCGAGCTTCACGATCGCTCGCCAGGTGTCGGCCTCGACGCGATCGAGGCCATCAACGATCCAGGTCTTCTCCGCCCCGCCGCTGTGCAGCGCCGCCACGATCGTGGTGCCCCGCGGCAGACTTGGTACATCCGATCGCGGGAGTGCCAGCACCCGGCGGGAATCCAGCCGGCGGAAGTCGGTGCCCACCGGCTGTCCGTCCTGCTGCGGCTCGGTTGGCGCCCAGATTCCCGTCGTCGAGATCGGCGCCTCGTCCGGCACCGGCCGGGTGACGACCGCCGGCACGCCATGTGCGCTCAGATTAAGGCTGAGGGCCAGCGTGCGCAGCGGTCCCAGGTCCATCGCCGGTCGCGCGCCCGTCGTTACGGCGCGATGATGCCGGCGGCGCGGAGCGCCACCAGGATGTCGTTCACCTTCGTGCCGACCTCCTTGGCGAGCTCGTTGAACTGCGCGTCGGTCGGGTTCGTGGCCGAGCTGTCGGTCAACGCATCGTTCGCCGTCGCCGCCGTGATGTTCGTGCCGAAGGTGAAGCTGGCGATCGCCGCCTGCGGACCTTCCGCCGTGGCCGGCGACGAGCCGTTGAGCCGCACGTCGCCGGTGCTCGACGGGTTGGCCGCGGCCGCGGACGCGACGCCAATCAGCATGCCGACGGTCGAGTCGCTGTCGCAGCGCTTGTTCGAGTTGTCCCAGTAAATCTTCTGCCCCTGGGTCCACGCCTGCGCCGACGTCTTGGCGAGCGTCCACACGCCCTTGGTGTTGAACTCACCATCGATGCCGTTGAGCACGGTCTGCAGCGCCACGCCGAACAGAGAACCGACCTGGGCGCCCTGGCCGGTGGTCCGGTCGTAGGGCGCGGCCAGGGTGATGATGTCGCCCGGCTGCACGTAGTTGGTGGCCATGTCTGTGATGTCCCTTCGCGGCGTTTGTCACGGGCACGCCGTGGCCCTCTCTCTTGACGCCTTAAGGGCGGCCAGCCGAACTGGTACCGCCCTGCAGGCTCATGCCGGAGCCGAACGCCTACGTGCCGGCGTTCGTCACCGCGCCACGGAAATCGACCACGTCGACGCCGAAGTCGAGGCGCGCCTTCAGTTCGACGCCGTTGAAGCGCCAGCCGTCCTGGCTCTCCAGGACCGGCTCCTGCATGCCTTCCAGGAACGACACCATGAACACCGGCGCGATGCTCGGGTCGGCGAATAGATAGCGCCGGGTGCCCGTCAGGCGGCCCGTGCCGACGACGTCGCTGAACATGCCCTTGACGATGTTCGGCTTCTGGAGCTTGCCGGTCGTGTCGGGGTCGTACTCCGCGCCGTTGATCGACTTGGCGGTGCCCTCCAGCGCCCTCGCCACGAGCAGCACGTTCGGCTTGAGGTCCAGGATGTCCTGGCCGTTCTGGTCGGTCTGGATCGCCATCACGGCGGCGTCCGCGTCGAGGGCCGCCATGCTGATGGCCGCACCGGTGCCGACGTTGGCCCGATTGGCGTGGAACAGCGCCTGGCTGTCCGACTGTGTCGGCCCGAGGCCCGAGTTGAGCCCGAGCTGCGTGTAGACCGCCTTCTCGATGGTGAGCTTGGCGGCCCGGCCGAGCATCGACGCCAGGCGCGCCACCGCGCCCAGATCGTCGTTGACGATGACCTCGCGCGTGATGCCGATGATGTTGCCCTTCGTGGCGACCTGATACGTCGCCTTCTCGGCATCGGGAATCGCCTTGTTCTTGAACTCGCCGGCTTCGTTGAGCGCGTCGAGCACGGTCAGCGAGCCCATCCGGTACCAGTTCTGCACCCGGAAGTCGACGGCGCTGCCGATGCCGCACCAGCGCGACCAGGTGTCCGGCGTGATCGCGTAGGCCGCGCGGAGCACCTTGTGCATGGTGTTTTCGAGCAGCACCGCGAAGTCGCTCGTGGTCTGGTAGTTCGCCCGGTAGGCCATCGCCTGGCCCGCGAGCTGCATCCGGTCCAGCCCGCGCACGGACTGACCGGCCCGCACGAGGGATTCGCGCGCCATGTCGAGCAGCGTCATGCCGCGGAACTCGCCCGGGTCGATCTTGTCGACCGTGATGCCCAGGTGCTGCGCGACCATCGCGGCCATCGCCGACCGCTGGAGCAGCCAGGCCTCGGCGCCGCGGATCCACTTGTCGCGCGCGTCCGCGCCGGGCACGATGGTGACCTGCTGGCGCGTCTCGCTTGAGCCGGCGGCGAGCTTCTCGAGGACCGCCGCCCGGACGGCTTCGATCGCGGTGCCATCCTTGATGTGCCGGTCTTCGAACGCCTGGTCCATCTCGTGGGCCCGGCACAACGTGTGGATGCTGGTGACCCGCTCGCGCTCCGACGCGATGGCCGCCGCGCGCGTCTCGACGGTGGACGGCTGGGGCTCCGGCGTGGCACCGGCTTCGAGCGTCCGGATCTGCGCGTCGAGGCCATCCACCTCGGTCATCTTCGCGTCGAAGGCCGCGCGCGCCTGGTCGTCGGTAAACGTGCCGTCCGCCTTCTTGAGGCCATCGGCCTCGCGCAGCAGCTTCGCGCGCTTCGCTTTCAACTGGGCAAGAGTCATGGGGTCGATCTCCTCGGTCGTCGTTACGCGTTGGCCATCGCAAGCCGGAGACGACGCATCCGGTCCGCGTCCGTGATCCCCCGCGCGAGGACAATCACGCAGGGGTTCGTCTCGACGTCGCGGGAGCTGCGCGTGCGCGCGCCCGCGTCGGCGCCCATCGGCACCATGCTGATTTCATAGGGTTCCCATTCGATGGCCTGGCGCACCGGAATCCCATCGCGGTTCTCCGGCAGGTCTTCGAAGCGGTACACGCGATACCCGATGCTGACGTTCCGGATGACCTTGTCGCGGACGTCCTGGTAGTAGGGCTCGACCTCGGTACGCTTGGAAAAGCGGACCGTCGCGAGCCCACGCTTCGCTTCGAGGGACGCCGCCGCCACCACGCCCATCACATTGGCGATCGAATAGGCGCTGTGGCTGTCGAGGAGAGGGGCCGTGCCGGAGGCGAGACGGTCCATCCGGACATGCGCCGGATCGAGCGACAAGCGCTCGTAGAACTTCTTGCCTGTCATCCAGTCGTACCGCAGGACGTCCGCTTTCGCCGTGGCGAAGACGAGGTCGACGGTGCGTGTGTCTTCGTGCACCGCGCTGACGTCAGCCCGCAAATCGAGCGGCGGCATGACCGTGGGTTGAGGCTGCACGACTCCACGGTCGCAGACTCAGGCGCGATTTGTATTTCTTTGGAACGGAAATTCGCGGTCGAGCTCTGACGCGATCGCTCGCCGGAGCAGCTCCGGGAGTGACACGCGACGCTCGTGCGCCTGGCGGCAGGCGGCATCATACAGCGTCTGTGGCAGCCTGACCGCCGTGCTCACCATTGGCGCAGCGGACCCGCGCGGCCGACCGCGACGCCGAGCGGTAGGAGAAATCCAGGGCTCAGGCATTGGCGTTCCCACCGGTGGTCGACGTCGCGGCCGCGGCGGCGCTGCCCTGCGCCTGGCCGGCCTGGGTCATCTTCCGCGGGTCAATGTCGAGCGTCAGCCCCAGCTCGTCGAGCTTCTTGAAGTCCTTCGCGATCGCGTCAATGTAGGTGTCCGGGTTGTAGCCACGCGCGCGCAGGGCGTCGGAGAAGGACGTCATCCCCGAGCGGACCTCGCGCATGACGGCCAGCAGTTCCTTGTCGACGTCGATCAGTGGCAGCGCCGGGGCGGTCCAGTCGGTCACCGGGACCACCGCTTGGCTCGCCAGGGCCGAGGCCTGCATCGCCCATCCCCAGACCGGGTTGAGGAACTGGGGCACCAACAGCCGCCACCGCCAGTCCTCGACGCGCGACCAGTGCCGCAACCGTGACATCCGCGCCGCCGAGAAGGACGTGCTGCTGTAGTCCCCGGTGAGGTCTTCGTAGCTGACACCGAGGCCCGTGGCGATCGCGCGCAGGGTCGTTTTCGAGTACTCCCCGTATTCCGCGACCGAGGGCGGGTTCACCACGTTGACGTTCCGGCCGGCCGGCACGTTCACGATGGCGCCCGGCTCGAGCGTGTCCGTCAGTGGATCATCCGATGTCGTGGTGCCCAGGGGCGTCCCCGTGCCGTCCACATCGCTCGTGATGACCGCCAGGCACGCCGCGACCTTCTGCTTCATCAACGTCGCGTCTTCGAATTCGTCGAAGTCTTTGAACCGCAACAGCACCGGCGCGAACCATGAGGGGCCGCGGACCTGGCCCGGTCGGTCTTGCCGGAAGACGTGGAGGATCTCGTCGGCGCCAATCCGCTGCGATCCGCTGAGGAGCGTGCCGCTCGAGCTGAGACTCGCGCCCGGATGCTCCTTGAACATCCAATAGGCGACGCGCCGACCGAGCAGGTCGAACTCGACGCCCTGGATGACGCGGTTGCCATTCGAGAGCCGGGCATCCTTCCCGGTGTCGAGAAAGTCGGCCTCGAGCACCTGGAGCTGCAGGGGCAGCCGATACCCGTCCTCCAACCGTCGCCAGCGGCGCCGCACGAGGACTTCTCCGGACTCGGCCACAGACCGCAGCACGAGCTTCTGTAGGCCGGCGAGATTGAGACGACCATCCGCGTCACATTCGGTGCTCTCCGCCCAGATCGTGAATCCTTGATGAGCGACCGTCGGGACGATCCCCCAGCCCACCGTATGATTCACGATGGTCTCAAGCGAACTCTCGGCGTAGGGGTTATTGCGGACGAGGTCGCGGGCGACATCGCGGAGCCTGGCGAGACTCGCGCCGGCCGCGACGTTGGCATCGGTCGTGGCGCGGTACCAGTTCTGGGTGCGGCGGCCGGTCGCGGCGCCTTCGTAGTGCCGCGCGAGCAGGTCGGAGGCGAGACGCGCGCGCTGCCGGCGAAGTCCCCACGTCGGCGCGAGGACCGCGACCAGGCGGTCAACCCATCGGGCACTCGCGAGGGACGCCTCCATCACACGCCCTTGTTGACCGCCGCGACGCGGTAGCGGCCGGCCGTCGCCGTGGCGGTGGCCAGCTCCTGCCGCAGCCGCGCGAGCTCACGCTGCGCGCCGTCCAAGTCGAAGGCGGTCGTCTGATCGCCAAAGGTGGTGCTGCGCACGCCGGCAAAAGCCGCCAGCCGTTCCTCGATTTCGGTGATGCGAGTGGTGAGTTCAGCGGTGGTGGCCATCGCAGCCTGCCCTAGTGTAGGGAGGTGTCCGGACGGCGCCGCGTTGAATTTTCCTCTGTGCGCTCTGTGCGCTCATGTTTCACGTGGAACCACACGAATGTCAGGCGGCCGGCAGGCGGTCCAATACCCCTTTCCAATGGGCCTCGCAGTAGCGCCGAAACGCTTCGAGCTCCACGCGGTAGACGCGACGAATGTCACCGCGCGGCGTGCGCCGCTCAGTGGTGAGCGCCAGTAACCGGCCTTCGTGAATCTCGCCGCGCACGAAACCGGTCGACACCCCCAAGATGTCCGCGCAGTCGCGCGTCGTGAGTTTCGTGATGCGCATCACCGGTCCCCTTTCTTCAGCCACCCACGTCGGCGGCCTAACCAGACCGACGGCTTTCCGCTGTCCACCGGCGGTGTGGCGCCGGGGGCTGCAGGCGCGCTCGGGGGCGGCGCCTCCGCGAGCGCCGCCTCAAGCGTGGCCCAGTCGTGGTCCCTGAAGCGGTCCAAACCCTTGAGCGCCGCCGCGCTTCGAGCGTAGACCCTGGCGTCGAGGAAATGGTTCTCCCGGCCGGGGATCAGTTCCCAGCCGAACGTCGTGAACCCTTTCGTCGTGCGACGCGAGACGAGTTGTTCGGCGGTGAGTTGCTTGAAAAACTCCTCGCCGTGCTCCGGAAAATGGCAGAAGCCCACCGGCCACGACGCCCCCTCGGCCAGGGCCTCATCCGTGGGCGGGTGCAAGGCGAGCCAGCCGTAGAGCTCGCTCTTGGCGACGTCGGTCGCGATCGGCCATACCTTGTACCCGAATTTCTTCCCGCCCTGGGCGACATCGACGCGCGAGGGGGTCCCGATTAAGACGTGCGCCGTGTGGACGCCGCGGACGGCGATCACGCGCGACATCGGAAATTGCCGGCACCAGCTGTACACCACTTGGGTGTTGAAGCCGCTGTCGACGGCCATCATGGCAATCGGGAGCTGGTGCCCGCTCTCGTGCTCGAAGGACCGCGCCAGCAGCGCCTCGAGCGCCTGCCACGGGCCGCGCGTCAAGTCGGAGGTGTCGCCAGGGAGGACTCCGGCATCCACGGACCATGAACGCTTGTCGCGACCGTAGCCAACGACTTCATAGACGAGGCGGTCCTTCTGCACGTCCACGCCGGCGACCACGAATAGCACCCCAGACGGGCACGTCCCGATCGCGTAGGCCTCACGTCGCTGGTACAAGCGTTCCCACTCCGGCGCTTCGCCGCGGTCCTGCCAGGTCTCGCCGAGCCCGGTGTTGATGAAGGTCTTGAGCTTGTCCGGTCCCTTCCGTTTCGCCTCGACGAACTCGGTACAGAGCTGCCCCCAGGTGGCGTTGGGAGAGAAACTGTAGGCCGCCCAGATGTGAAAACTCGCATGCCCCTTGAACGGCCCTGGCACCGGCGCATCGGGGAATTGGGCATGGGGGCCTGGACGCCACACGCCGGCCTGGACCATGTCGCGTTTGTGCGCGTGCTCGATCTCTGCCCCGCATGCGAGGCACACGTAGATGGCCAGCTCCGGCTTGTTGCGGGGCCACTTGAACCGCGGGAACACCAGGACCTGCATCGTGCCGCAGTGCGGGCAGGGCACGTAGTAGCGCCGCTGGTCGCCGGCATAGAACAGCTGCTCGATACGGCTGCGCCCGGCGTCGGTCGGCGTGCTGCCGGCGAGCACCTTGCGATCCCAGTAGTACTCGGTGCGACGGACGCCCAGAGCAATCTGGTCGCCCTCGCTGCCCGCACTGGGCGGATACCCATCGGTCTCGTCGAACGCCACGACTTTCCGCGAGACCCGCCGAAACCCGCGCGCGCTGTTCGCGCCAATCACCGTCAGCGATCCCCCCGGGAAACGCTTCGCGAGGATCGTGTTGTTCGAATCCCTGGTCTTGGGCTCGGGCACGATGGCCGCCAGGACCGGGCAATCGCGCAGCATCGGCGCGATTTCCTCCTTGGAGTAGCCCGAAGCGTCCTCGATCGTCGGCTGCACGATCATCACGGGACATGGGTCTTGGTGGATGTAATACCCGGCCGTGGCGTTCAGGATCTTCGTCCATCCCACGCGGGCGCTCTTCATCACGCTGAGGAACCAGACCATCGGGTCGGTGACGGCGCGCATGATGCCCCGTTGGTAGGGGATCGTCTTCCACCGGCCGGGTTCGGCCGCCGACTCCGCCGATAGATAGAAATGGCGCTCCGCCCATTCGTCGAGATGCAGTCGCGGCGGCGGCCGCCAGGCCTGGCGCGCCCGTGCCACGATCTCCGCGGGTCCCACGCCGAGCGTCATGAGGCGGCCTGCTGGGGCTGCGCGCCATCGGCGTCGTCGGGCCGTTCACGAGCGATCTCCTCGAGCGCTTCACGGACGATGGCGTCGATGGCCACGATGTCGGCGTGCGTCAAATGCGGCAGCGAGGCCTTGGCCTTGCTGGCCAGGCCCAACAACTTCGTCCGGCAGCGCGAATAATCATCGACGATGCAGGCCTCCATGTCCTGCGCGTCCACGAGCTCGCCGGCGCGGCGCTTGTATTCGAGCTCCGCGAGACGCGCCTTCCAGGTCTTCTCCTGCGCCAGGGCGGCCGCGAGCGACAGCGTGCCGCTCGGCACGGTGTCGCCGGCCGGGTCGTCTTCGGGGGGTGGTGGCGGGCCTGGCGCCGCGGGCACAACCGCCGCCGCCTTCTCCGCCCGCTCGCGGACGAGCGTCGGCGCACGGGTCAGGTCGGTGGTCCCGGCCCATTCACGATCCGCGAGGGCGACGTCGGCGATCCGCGCCTTGCCATTCGCCCACACAAGACTCGAGTTCAGTCGTCCCGCACGAACCGCCTTGAGGACGGCTGGCGCCGAGACCTGTCGATGCCGAGCGTATGCCCGCAACGAGAGGGGGGCCGAGGGCGGCGGCCCAGCTCCATCCGTTCCGTTCTGCGCCTCGGTCGCCAACCCGTTAACCACCTACCTCCAGCGTTAACCAGCCCCCGTTAACCACCGAGCTCTGGGGGTTAACACTCACCGCTCACCGTGCCTGATGAAATCCTGCGGCCCCGCGCACCCGCATGGGATCCCCCAGTGGAAGAACCTATGCCACCCACCCGGGCTACGATGTCTGGCAGGTGGTTGGCCCTATGCAGGCGGTCGATCTCGGCGGCGACGAGGGCGCCCGCCATCTGCAGGCGACGCACCGTGGAGCG